AATCAAATATGATAAACTACCTATATACCAATAATTTATATTACCTGTGTATTCGTAATATACACCAGAAATGATCATTATCATGTTATATGCAATAGCAATTTGTATTAGTTTATTTGACATGTTGTATTTTAAACCAGCAACTAATAATAATAATGGTGTTGTAAAAAACCAATCACTATAACGTATAAATAACTCTTGTGTTATATTTGGTCTATTCACGTCCAATATAGAATAATGAATACCAGCTATAAATAATAGTAATGATGAATACCATAAAATCGTGTTTTTTGTTTTTTTATATAATATATATTCGTATATAGATAGAGATATAAAAGATATACTATTCACCATAGATATGGATTTGGTAAAGTTTATAGTATACATATTATTTACTGAAAATATTTATTATATAAAAATGTAGTTATATATATTTAATTAGTAATTATATACATAACATGGAACTGATGACTAAATATAAAGAAAATGTGGATTTATTATATAATGAATTTCATAAAAATAGGATGCAAAAAAGAAAAAATATATATGAAATCGAACACGTTAACAGAAATATAATGTTATTATCATTAATGAAAGAAAAAGTACACAACATCCATTATACAGATAAAGAAAAAATAAGGTTATATATTTATATTTTTTTAGAATATTATGCAATGGTGTTATATACACCTTGTCTTGTACATCTGTTGTTTTTTCTGTGGTTACGTATATTTTCAATTTATATATTTGCTATATTATGTATGGTTGCTTTTATTTTTACATTATGTCAATATCATCATATAGAGCATGAAGCTTATAAATCAGAAAAAAAAGAAAAAGAAAAACTACTCAAGTATATTAATAACTTTTTGTATACATTGCGTACAGAAAAAAAACTTCTTGATACTTATATATGTCATAGTGTTAGCCAAACACGCAGATTTACTGTATAATTTACTTTCTTATAATTGATGATATTTATAATTATGATATATAATTATAAATGTTAGATAAAAACCAACTTGTCTATATTTCTGGAACAATTATTATTAGTTTTTTAATTGCTTATTTTCTTAAGCTTGTATTTGGTTATATTAGAAAACCTAATGGACAGAAAGGTGGTATTATAAGTTATCATATTATATTAAGTTGTACTTTAATTTCAAGTATTGCTTATCTAACACACGATTATATCTATACTGGCATAATCACTTTACTCACTTATTTAATTATAAGAAATAAATTAGAAAACAGACAACATTATTTGTATCAAATTATATTATCTGTCTTTTTAGGTTTTATTCCTATACTTGGTATCTTATATTGGAAACAACGCAATGCATTATCTACTTATACTCAAGTTATCGAAACAGTTAATGATGAAGATGAAAGACACGAGGCTATTGAACATGCTCCTGAACTAGATCTACATAATTATGAAATAGATAGTGTTATGTCTGATACAAGTTGATGATTCATTTATCCATTATTATAAAATTAGTATACTCGTTTTCTATTAGCAATACTTTTTTTTCAACGTATAACCTATATATCGTTTCAATATCTTTATCATATAAATCATTCATTAATGCAAAGTTGATAATGGATTCGCCATCTGCTTTTCTATTATATGGGTCAATTCCAGATTCATATACAAATAATGACAAACGACTACATAAATTATTATAATGTATATCAATATATTGTTTATATGCATCGAAACATCCATAATCTACATTCTCATATAATCCTTCGTGTGTTGAACATAAGTATGGAAATATAGCATACCATATTTTATTTACTATGTTCATTACTACAACTCTATATTATTTTTAGAATAATAAGTTTCCATCTGTTTTGCTATCACATAGGAAATAATTGATGCAATTAATCCTATACTAACTGTTTCTATTACACTTATTACTTTTTTACCAATAGGTTTTTTATATCCTCTTAACAATCCTATTATTGCCAATATAATACTGGATAGTATTACAAATACATTAAAAGTAGGCGTATAAGTAGGATTATAAAAACTATAAAAATATGGTAATAAAATAATTCCTCCAAAAAATACAAAACTAACAAACGTTACGATAGCTACATTTATAGAATGTTTTTTATTCATACGTGCTTCTTCTGATAAATAACTACTAGTTGCCATTGAAAATGCGTCTGCTATTAAACTAGCTAGACCAATTACTACTATGGCATATGGATTTAATTGGATACCAATTGAACTTGCTATGATTGCATAAGTTGTAATAATACCATCTGTACCACCATATACAATTTCTGATAAATAATTCATTCTTACTAATTTATAATAATAAATCTTTTATTATTATTATTATTGTTTAATAGTAATGAATCATAAGATAAGTAGAGATTTGATATTAACAAATATACAATCCATATCTAATTTGACTGGTAATAATAGTTTGAAAATAAATAATAATCCTGTTATTCCTGATGATATACGATTCCGTGTATTCAATGAACGTGTTTTTATATTTGGAGCTTCGTTAGAAGATACTGGAAATATTAGATATGAAAGTTGGACATAATCCAATTGATGCTGGTTTATGCGAAGAAATTGGTCCTTATGGATGATTTAGTGATGGATTAGTATATACTGATTATCTGATCGATTCACTAAACAGAAGATTATTAAATTCATTACGTCCATTAGAAAGGATTGATTCACGATGTTTAAATTATTCAATTGGTGGTGCCTTTTATAATGGAAATGTAAACAATCCTAGTATTGGTCTTTCTTTAACTGCTAATTATGGATATGATTCACAAATTACTTTGTTTGAAAACCATATTAACAAATTTAACATAACTGTAACCGAAGATGATGTTTTTCTGTATGGATCTGTTGGTGGTAATGATTTAGGCGTTATTGCTGCATCTGACTCTTTAGGTCAGCAATCTTTAATTGGAGATTATATAAACACGCATCTAAATAATATTCAACGATTATATAATAACGGATGTCGTCAACTTATTTTTCTATATATAGACAGTGAGACAGTGAGAGTTTACAAAATATCCCTGCATTTATCAAAGCAGAAGTAGATACTTCTGGTGCATTATTACAATTAGAAACCTTATCAAATGTAATGAATGATCCATTACTCGTATCATTAGATAATGCAATTAATGGACAAAATCCTACAATGCCTGATTTAAACTTAACAGTTATACCAGCTAGTGATCTACTTGGTGAGTTTGTAAATAGACCCACTGTATATGGTATACGAAAACTGTTACCAAATGATTATGATCCACGTACTGGTAGTGATGCACTACCTTTCCCTACGTATTGTGGCACAGTACGAGATGTAAATGATAATGTATTAAATAATAGAAAATGTAAAAATTATTTGTTTTATGATGATTTGCATTTTACTGATATTAGTAATAAAAAAATATCAGATTTCGTATTAAAACATTTGCAAAATTTCACAAATGCACCACAAGCTCAATTATTACGAAAACTCGTATAATCTTATTGTATAAATATAATAATAAATTATTATAATGGATAATTTATTACATCATTTAAGAAATGTTGTATTGTGCCAAACTCTACCATCTAAATCTACATACGAATATTTAGATTCAAGAACACGCAGATACGTATATGATGGATATGTCACATCTGCACCTAATGTAGAACCATGTAAAATAGATGATGATTGTATAAATGGACAGATATGTCAAAACGGTGTATGTACTGGATTACATATGAATCATGAACCATATGTTTATCATAAAAACGATTACGAAGATTGGTTACATTTACATTCTGCAGAAGAACATCCAGAAAGTTATTATAATATACCACACTCGACACATAGTTTGGATGTATATAAATATAAATTTGATATAGGACACGATTATGATTATAGTTAATAATAATATAAATACTTTAAACAAAAAATTTTAAAAATAAAAAATGCAATCTACATCATTTATTCAACGCATAAAAAATTTAATAAATAAAAGTTTTTATCGTATGTCATTCGAAGATAAAAAGAAAATAACAAATCTTATTATTACAGAAGAACAATGTGATGATATACTGATTCGTTTCTTGGCTTCTCAATATAATATGAAACTTAACGATTCAAAGATAACTAAAATCAAAACTAAGAAGGGACAATCCCTTTTATTAAAAGACCACATAGCAGATGATACTGAACTCACAAAAGATGAAATGTTAATCGATGATAACAAAGAGGATGATTACATGAATGATGATTATATAGATGATGGCGATAATTCAGATGTTCTATCAAATATATCGTCTAATATTAATAACTCAATAAAAAACACAGATAATGAATCTGTATTAACTTTAGAATCAATAGATGATGATGACGATCACGATGACGACGAAGAAGACACACACCAAACAGAAAATGATGAAGACGAAGAAGATAATGAAGACGATGAGGAGGATGAAGACGAAGAAGATAATGAAGACGATGAAGACGATGAAGATGATTCTTTTTCATTTGATGACGACTAAATATATATTGTTTAAAAAGAAATATAAAAAACAATAATATGAATACTCAAAATAATTTACATGTACAGAACAACCAATTAAACATGTTAGATACTCTATTAAGATTAGAAAATAATTTAACTAAATTAAATCAAAATATATTAACACAAGAAAAAAAACTAAAGAATATGCACCAGCAAAAAAATAAATTAGAAATATCTATAGATAACATTGTATTAGATTTACATAACAATGGATTAGATCTAGACAAATACACATCTAAATTTGAAACACAAGAAACAGAAGATACAAATTCATTAACCTTATCAAAAACAGATTTATATTCTTTGATTGAAAATGTAATCGCTAATACTTTATCTGGCAAACCAAAAGAACAAAACGTGTCATTGTCGTCTATAGAATCTATGTCGTCTAAATTACAGAATAGTGTAACAAAACAAAAGGAAAAAGAAAAAGAAGAAAAACATGAAACTACTAATTCATGGCTATTTCCATCAAAACAGACCCCTATTTTAAGATCAACAGACCTTTTTGATGATACTCAAAGTGAATCATCTACTGCATATGTCTTCCAACCATTATCAGTTGATAATAATAAATCAATGACATCCCCAACCAGTTGTCCTACACCAACATTAAGTATTCGTAAATAATTTTACTATCATATTATGATTGTAAAATAGTGTGTGTTAGATGTTATAACAAACTAGAAAGTTCATCAATGTCATTTAATATAGATTGTTTTGCTTTATCAAATACATGTTTAGGGTCAGTTTCTGGAAATACAGAAAAGGAAAGAAGAATTTCTTTTTTTAATGGATGTACTGATGTATAACCTGCATAATATACATCGTTTTCTTGCATTAGCAAGTAGTCTTGAAATAAAGACCCTGTTGTATGAGTTTGGTTTGTAAAATGTAATTCTTCCATTATAAGATATCTAATTGAATATATTAATAAACGAATATATTCAATTTTTAATCAAATTCAGTGAGAGTGACAGAACCCCACGCAATAATACTTATTCTACCACACGAGTCATGGAGTTGTTTGTCAGGATGTACTTGTGGAATACCGTGTTTCCATTCAATATTCACATCTCTACTAAATGCATACATTTGTCCATTCATCATTGGTATAGTAATAACTTTATTTGTCTCTATATCTTGAAATGCAATATCACGAGTTGTTCCAAAGGAAACACCCACCGTAAAGTTTTGTAAAGACGCTTTTTTAGGATCAATAGCAGCAGCATCATGATGGAAAGGTTTCCATTCATTTTGATTTCTATACCAATTAAAACGTGTTGCTTTAATATCCATATTGAAAAAAGATTGTATCTTATTAATAATAGTATGGAAGGTAGGAGCATTTTTTTTCCATCCTAGTTTATCATCAGCTATCAAATGATTGTTTCCATGCCATGGTTTAAACATCTGTCTGTTATTTATTTTTTCATATTCTTGTAATTCTTGTATTAAATTATTATATATAGTAAAATCATCTGTCTGGCAAAATAGTCCATCCGCTAGTATTATATCACGAGGATATATGTTTTTTGTATATGATTTCATAGTAATAGGTGATACTACTATGCGTAATTCAGCTTTATTATGATTTGGTGTAAAATCAGTTGTATTTTTTGGTTTTCGTTTTTTAGAAGCATTTCGAAAGTTCTCTGAGTTATTTAATGCTGAGTTTATAAAATGATTCCATTTGCAATTATTATCATTACATTGTTTTTTGACCCATTTGAAACAAATATCCTTGTCGTGGATATATCTACAATTATGCCTACGACATCTTTTATTTATAAAATCACGACATATATTATTCATTTTGTATTATATATTGATTATTTAAAATAACATTCTATAACAGGATAATAAATGACTATAACTCATATTAAAATATACGGAGAACGTAATTCAGGTACACATTTATTGAATCAATGTATTAAACGCAATACTATAAACATACAGTTGTGTAAGGATATTAATACCAGATATGGTGATATCTGGAAACATGCTTTTGCACAAAAAACAACATCACCAGACAACACAACGTTATATATATTTATTGTGCGTAGGTTAGAACAATGGTTATCTTCTATGTATAGAAGACCATATCATATAATTAATAAATATGATGATATTAATGATTTTATAATACATAAATTGGAATATAATATAAATTCAAAAGACACATTTCATGATTTACATAACCCAAAAGAACAAAATAAAAATTTGTTTGAGATAAGATATAGTAAAATCAAACATTTTTTTGAATTCACCAAAACGATATCTCATTACTTAATTGTCAGTTTAGATTATTTACAACAAACACCTAATAACCAAATATTTTTATTAAATACATTACGAACGAATTATAATATAAAACTTAAAAAAAGATTGATTCCAATATTAAAACACACAAAGTTAAATACTAAATGTATGGTTGATCCAAAAAATATAATTATGCTAACACAAATACAGAAATCAATTATCGATAAGTATAAAGATAAAAAAATAGAAAATTTTATAGATACATTAGATATTTTAGTATCATCAAATAAAAAAGACAATAGATTAGTACAGTATTTAACGAATGATTTTAATAGAGCACCTATTAATCTTGATAAATGTGATATATATATTATGTACCATCCCAGTTGCTATCCATCTGAATTAAAATTTAGTACTCCTCGTCCTATCCATACATCATGGACACTGGTTCCTACTGTAGATATGTTGCGTCGCATGAAATACCACATCTATTCAATACATTCTTTTCAACATGAAGTAAAAAGCATGTCCTATTTTCCATTAGATAAATGGGATTTTCGTAATAAAACAGACAAGCAGTTTCAGAATATACATTTGACAATGCATCCTTATCATGCAGTGCCTTGTATTATACAAGAAAACACAGATAGACAATCATTTCAATATAGACGTATTATTATCTATATCGAGTACGGTGTCGATATTAGTAAATATGACAAAACCAGTAGTGCATTGTTATCGTTTTATTATTGGAATTTATTAATAGAAAGTCAAAAGCCAACAATGTTTATTCATATTGAAGAATTACAAAATGAAAATAATATTCTAAAACTAAACAAACAAATGAATGATATTCATATATATTTAGTAAAATACACAAAACCATCAACAATAAATATAAGTTGGGAGTCTGTGTCTAAGCAGTTGGTTAATAAACTAGACGAATGGTGTAAGAGATTTCAATATATTCCATTAAGTGAAATATTGAAATCTAAACAGATACAGCTAAAAGATAATTAAGTTTTTTACATTCATTAATCATATCTGGTGTTAATGAATTTTGAATGTTTCCTTGTTCATCAATATATCCATATACTCTTTTATTTTTATGTGACTTGACGATATATTTAGTCCCTTTAATCAACCATACCTTTTTATCTTTATTTTTATAGACAGTGTATGATGGATTACTACTATTATTGCTACTAATCAATTTACGATGAATAGAACAATAAGTATAACCTTTATTTGGTTTTTTTCTACATCGTACGCCATTAACATCTACATAAAGACAGTAATCACGTGTCTGTTTAGATGTAGTACTAGAGGAACATATATTTTGATGTGCATAACAATACTGTGTATTAAAACAACTATTTGTACAATCATTATATTGACATTGTGTAGAATCCATAATAGGATTCTTTTTGATTAATTTCTTTTTAACAATTTTCTTTTTTACAGAAGTAGTTGTCTGCGGAGGCGATGTGTCTAATACTTTCTTTTTAACGATTTTCTTTTTTACAGAAGTAGTTGTCTGCGGAGGCGATGTGTCTAATACTTTCTTTTTTACAGAAGTAGTTATCGGTGGAGGCGATGTGTCTAATACTTTCTTTTTTACAAGTGTATATAATTGTTGAATGTCTTTATGTGATAAAATATTTAAAACAGTATCTAATCCTTCTAAATTTGGATATACTGGTAGTTGTCTTGAATTATGTTTTATGAAATGATAATCAATATCAGCTTTAAAACGTTCTAATGTAATATCTTCAATACCTTCATATTGTTCATATAGAGTGGTTGCAAGAGTTTGTAATGTAGATGCAATTTCAATAGGCGATAAACGAACAGGATATTTCATAACTTCATCGTTAATTAGTACAAAACGACAGCAATATTGGTCTCTCATGTCGTTAAAAGACATATAACAATATTCGTATTCATACCAATGTTTAAAAACGATTTTATCGATGCATGATTGTGGAATATAAAAAGAAGTATATGGTATTTGTTCGTCTTCTATTATTCCATGTTCTTCATCTAATGAAAATACATGTGAAGGTTTTTGATTGGAATTTATAAAACAAACCATTCTTTTTTGTATTTTATTAGACCATATAAATTCACCATTTATAAGTTTTCCAATTTGCATGTGAATAACTTTTGAAATACTTACGTCATGATTGTATATTTGTCGTTTATATATACGTATTTGATTAGGAATATAAGAATCTTGTATTTTAAATAAACGATTGTATATTTCAACAATAGTGGATTGTTGGTTAAAATATGTATTTTCAATATCTTTTATTAATATATTCATTGTAGGATTATACTCTTGTTGTAAAAAGTGAGTGTCATAATCATTTTTTAATAATGTGTGTAAATCAACATTATAAATACTGTCAAAACGAAATACATTCCAATAATAAAAAAGAGAATTATTATGTATAAAAAAAAGATTGGATACTAGTTGTAATTGTCCTTTTGTTAAAAATAATTGTAGTACAAATTGTTTAAGTAGTTCGTTAAAGACATCAGAATCTGTAAAAGTATTATAATCCAACCATAAATAGAGTCGAGCATACGAAACAGAATATTGTGAGGATAAAAACGAGTATATGTTTAAGTCGTGTTTAAATATTTTAAAACGATTATTTGATTTTAGAATACGGTTGTTAATCAATATTTTATTATTATGATAAGAGACGTGATATACCTTTGAATCGTATAGAATAGTAATATGATTAAAAATAAACATAGGTCATTTATGTTTATAAAGAAACTGTTTTAACTATAATTCATATAGAAATGAAAGACTCGATTGTATTAGGGATTGATGTCGGTGTTCGTAATCTATCATTATGTGCAATAAATAAACAAGACTGGGTACGATATAGAAATAACGAAACAGATTTAAATATAATATATTGGAAAGTATTAAATATTATAAATGATACATATCATTGTAATCATTTGTTAAAAAAAGGAACTATCTGTAATAAAAAAGCAAAATATAAAAATGAAACAAATGAGTACAAATGTGGAACACATAAAACAGAAAAAGATACAATACTAAACATTAAAACATCAAGTGATTATACAAGTCATCAATTATTAACATTATGTCTAGAAACATTATCACAAGAAGAAGAATTGTTAAAATTACATATAACAAAAATAATAATCGAATTACAGCCTACATTTAATCCAAAAATGAGGTTGCTAAGTCATGGTATTCATTCCTTTTTTATAATGAATGCCATATCCAACAACAAATCAGTACCGAGTGTTAGTTATTCACATGCAAAAAACAAATTAAAGATCATTTCGATATTAGGATTAATTAAACAAAGTACTAAAAAAACAAAATATGCACGAACAAAAGAAATAACAGTTAATGCGACAACAGAATTGATAAAATCTACTAATACATATTATAATATGTTTATGCAAACTACAAAAAAAGATGATTTAGCGGATGCATTATTTCATACAATATGGGGGGTATATAAATAAAATTGATTCTATTAATTATTAATTATTAACTATCAATTGATTAATTAATAATGCCAAAAGGAGTAAAAAAGAACAAAAGAACGCGTAATACAAAAGAGTTTATAACAAAAGATGAAGAACAGCATTATGCACAAGTTATAAAAAAATTAGGAGATTCTCGTATGTCTATAAAATTCACTTCTGGACAAGAAGCAATTGGTATAATCAGAGGTACTATGAAAAAACGACAATGGGTACACTTGAACAATTGGGTGTTAGTATCAGAACGAGAGTTTGAACGTGATAAATATGATATCATTCATGTCTATAACGATGAAGAAGTTAAACTTTTATTTAAACTAAAAGAAATTGTTCTAACAGATACCGAACCACAAGAGGAGACAAGTATTGTATGGGATGATATCGAATTGAATGATATTTAATCTATCGTCTAATTAATATAATATAATAATTATATTATATTATATTAATGAAGAAGTTTATCGTTATTCTGGGACACAAGTTTATATTTAAAGATTTATGGATGAATATTGGTTATATAGAAGTACCCAGTTGTTATTGCATTAATCGTAATATGTCAACAAATTTTTGTATGAATTGTGGTGTGTCCATAAAAACACAACAAGTTAAACAATATAAAAATCTAGTAACAGGTGTAATTACATCATATAGAGATATCGATTCCATGCAAGATTATTTGAAAGACCAAATGATCAGTATTTATGAACATGAACCAGAGGGATATATGGACGATCCTGTATATATATATTTAAAACAGCCAGTATGTAAAATAGAATTAAATCAATCTGGTTCAATAAAAATGGGATTATTTGATGAAAAGTATGATGTTCATATATTAGAAAAAGAACTGAATAAACACATTCCCGATCAATTAATAGAAAAAGGAGAATACGGATTATGGTTTATATCTGAAGACAATACCACTGATATAAACTATGAAAACATACTTACAGAAACTGAAAGAATTATAAATTTATTAAAAACGAAATCTGATAAAGATGAGGGTGATGATAAAGAAAATGAAGGCGATAGTAAGAATATATAACTTATATACCAGTTAAACTCATATATTTCATAATGACATATTAGGAATAGATATGAACTTTATCATATACTATCACTAATATCCATTTCTACATCGAATGAACATAATGACCCTATCCCAGTACATTTGTTTATAGGAATATCAGCATCTACTGTTAATGATCCAATTATATACTTAGAAGGAATTGGTGTAAAACGAATAATAATGGCTTTATTTTGTATGTAATATGAAAAAGATATCTGTACTCTAATTTGTTCTTCTAAACAAAGATGAATTGATACAGCAGTATCTATATTCTGTGTAGTCTTGAGTATTATAATATGTAATATAGTGGGGGTGTAACTAATAGACTGCATATATTTGTTGTTATATTTTTGAAATGGTATAAGATAAGAGGGGAGATATTTTACATATTCATATTTAAATCTCCATTTATTTGTTAAATATATTACATGTCTTTTTCTAATATGTTGAAAAAATGTACTATATCGATTAATTGTTGTTTGGTATAATATTGTTTATATGTATCATATAGTTTATCTATGTTGTCTGAATAGTTTATGTTTAATCAGATTGAAATCTTACATATTCTTTTTGGTCAATTTAATAAAAACATTAAATTAATTATAATGTATAATTAATTTAAATTAGATTGTTGGTTTCTAAATATTCAAGTAACACATTTACATTAGACGATAAATTGTCTAATGTGCTTCCATCAAATACAAAGTCATTCTTTTCTGATTTTTCAAATGGATCTGAAATACCTGTAAAGTTTGCAAGTTTTCCTTCTCTAGCTAATTTGTAAAGTCCTTTTACATCTCGTTGTTCGCATACTTCTAATGGTGTATCTACTAATACTTCAATATATGTTCCATGTCCACTAATTCTTTCACGATTGAAATCTCTATCTTCTTTGTATGGTGCAATATTGGCACATATACAAATACCACCATGTAATGCTATTTGTGATGCGACAAAACCAATACGTCTTACATTTAATGATCGATCTTCTTTTGAAAATCCTAATCCTTTACTTAATTCTAAACGAACGATATCACCGTCTAACAATGTAATGGGTTTATGTACACGTTCTTCTAATTTTGTTTTCAGATATTTAGATAGTGTTGATTTACCTGAACCTGATAAACCATACAAATAAATAACAAGTCCTTTTTTTGTATTATGCTTCATTAATATATCGTTGATTTTTTCAAAAGTAAACCAAGATGGTAATGGTTTACCATCTGCTAAAAGTCGTCGTTGTTCTGTT